AATGTTAGTCGGGGTATTCAATGGATAGGCTATTGCCATAGTGTTTCCTTACTTACCGAAAGGCAGCAGCCATTTGACCACCACGTTGTTTAGCATCAATCACAGCAGCTTTTGTGGCATTGGTGATCTGAGGGATCATCTTTGCTACTTCTTGACGAACCATAGCTGCATCGCTACCAGTTACGGTGATGTTGTTCTGAACAGTGATACCACCAGAACCAGCCATAGCACCAGAGGTCTGGTTAGCATTGAGCACAGTACCAGAGTGACGAGGGATAACAATTTCAGGGCCTTGCTCACCAACGAGGTAAGGTTTACCTGACATAATGGAGCCACCAGAGGCTCGACCACCACCAGTTAGTCTACCAGCTTGTGCATTAGTAAAGCCGCCTCCACCACCAAAGGCACTAGTGATACCGCCAACAAGCTTCTGTACCACAAGAACTCGGAACAACTCTTCAATGATAGCCGCAGCCATACTCTTGAAAGCTTCTCCTACAGTCTTAGTACCTTTGACCATATCCATGAAGCCACCTTCAAGGGTGCTGTTCACAGTCTCGACAACACTCTGTCTTTCTTTCTCAGCTTCGGTTAGTTTTACAGTCAGGCTAATCTCTTCTTTAAGACGAGCAGAGCGACCGCCACCCCCACCGGAACCACCACCAGTTGTAGCCATGCGAGATGGGTCAAACGGTGAAACAGTGCCGTACTCACCTTTAATCTTTTCCATCTCAGCGGCAATAGGGTTGTAGTTTGGGTCTCTTGGATCAAGCACGACTGCTTTTTTAGAACCCAGACCCATAGACATAAGCTTTGAAGCTAGCCCAACTGAAATACCTAATTGCTCTGCTAGTTGAGATGCGCTATTTGTTGCTGCTGAAAAGTCTATGCTTTTAGACGCTTCTGCTGCATCTAAAGCCCTTTCAGCTACAATAGCAATAAAGTTTGCACCAAACTCAAGGGATTTTGCTACTGCGTCCGTAGCAGCTTTCTCTTCTCTATAAGCATTCGCTCGTTCTTCTGCCCTAAGTCTTGCAGCGTTTTCAAGTTTTTGCTCGTACTGGATCGCATCAATAGCAGCTTGATTTTTTTCAACAGCAGCTTGTAAAATCTTTTCTTCAGCTTCTGCTTGTTGCTTAAGGGCGGCACCCCTAGCGTTGCCACCAGCATACTCAAGGTTATTCAAACGCTCTTGAAGTGTAGCTCTTTCTTCAAGAAGTCTATTCAAAGTGTTTTGAACAATTTGTTCTTCTTGAGTTTGAATACCCGTAGTTTCCATCTGCCTTTGTAGACGAAGCTCTTCAACCTTGCTAATAAGAGTGTCATAAGCTTGGGCTTGTTTATCAATCTTTTTAGAGGCATCTTCAGACTCTTTGCCAGAGTTAAAGAAAGCCATTGCTACCATTGATAGCAGCGGGATCAAAATTGTTAAGCCTGCAAAAGCTGTTGAAAGACTAATGCTAAAAGCTGCTACACCAATACGGGCATTTTGTAGTGCTGGTGGCAACAGATAGAGTAGGCCCGCCAACTGTGTGGCTTGCTGACTAAAAGCAACCAGTGGGTTGGTTCCACCTTGGACCTGAACAATAAAGTCACTAACCTGATAACCAGTCTGCTGTGCAGCAACACCAAAGCTATTCATACCAGAGGCAGATTGGTTAACGTGCTGAGAGAACCTGTTACCCGCTTGAGCTACACCATTCTGAAAACTCTGGTACTCAAGGTTAAGGGATTCAACAGCAGCTTCGTGTTGTTTAGTAGAGGTAACACCAAGCATGTGTGCCCTACTGAGTTCAGCAAGAGACTTCTCATAAAGATTAGACGAGGCATAAACCTGATCGTACTTCATACGAAGACGATCAATCTCAGCACTCATAGCATTGCCACCAGCACCTTGACTTACAGCCGATGGACCACCAACACCAAGTTGCCTGTTGAAAGCATCCTGATTAGCTCTGGCAGTTTTTACAGCTTGTGCCTCTTGTTTACGGAGTTCTTGAGTAAAGGCAGAGGCACTCTGTTCAGCAGATTTGTAAGCAGTGGTAATCTTCATGTTGTCATTAATGAGATTACGAAGAGCCAGAGAGGTTGCCTTGATGTATTGCTCATCACGTTGTGATTGTTTGGCAGCACGGGCAAAAGCTTGTACAAAAACAGAAGCAGACTTTGAGGCAGAGTTGAAAGAGTTGCCAAGTTCCAGAAGCTCTTGCTTTGTGGATTTTACCTGAGAACTGTCAACTGTAATGTTAATATCAGCCATTTTTATTCACAACCCTCAAGTAAACTGCATCTAGTCTTTTGATAGTGCTCACCTCCCACGGAAGCAAGTATTCATTCGTTAGTTGTTGCCAAGCGAGTATATCTTGGAAACTTAAAGGTAAGGGTCCATTGAAACCTTGACCACGGCCTTGATTGAGCAACAAAAAAGCAGCCCAGACATAAACCAGTAACTCAGGAAACTCTGTTCCTTGTAGAGCTAATGGAGTGCGTCCAGACTGCCTTTCAACTTCTTCTAAGTGTTGCCGTTCAGTCACACCGTCTTTGTCAGGGATAGAGAGCTTAAAGTTGTGCTCTGCATATTCCTCTAGATCAAGGATCAGACTTTCAAAAAAGCGGAGTAATCCTCTTGTGCTTCCAAAACTTGTTGCTTCAACCAAGAAAGCTTGGAGTACAAGTCCATTGCCTCTGCAACAGAGAACTTAGGTGACTTACCATTAAGCTGGATATTCCAGTCCTTTGTAGTCTTAGCCAAGAGTTCAAGTGTTGCAGTCTCTAGTTCTTCAGCCGTGAAGGTAACTTTCTTACCCTTAGCTGCTTTCTGAATACGCTTGTTTGTTTGTTCGTGAATGGTAGATTTGTATTGTGCCGAGTGAGGGGCATATACAGTGATGGTCATCTCCTTACCGTCATCCTTGACAAGAGGCTCATCAGTGATAGGGTGCTTTACAACAACAGAGATAGTGTCATCAGTGGGGATAAGTGCGAACAGATCGGCCATGTCGGGTGGTCCTTTTTTGAGATTCTACAGTCGGGATTAAGTTAAGTCAGGTGGTCAGCCCCCGACAAGCCAACCACCCTAGCCCCAGAGGGGATTACGTTAGACCGAGCGGGTCAGTTTAATGTTGGTGGCTTCCGTGGTATCATAGAGTGCAACGAAAGGCATCGTGATGATACGCGAGGCTGGGTTGTCAACAGGCACATCAGCACCGTTGATCTTGACACGCGGGAACAGCCAAGTGTAGTCCGAGAGACCCGTGGGATCATCGACAACAACCTGAAGGCCAGTGGCGGTTTCAGCAATGAAGCGGTTGATGAGCGAGGCATCTTCAAAGTAAGCTGTGATGGTTCCTTCAACAGTTGCCATACCGTACTCAAGCTGGGGCGTGGACGAAGAGCCAACCACAAAGGTAGGAGCAAGTGCGTTGTTGATCGTGAAATCAATGCCGGTCACGATAGCAGCAGCAGTCAGAGTACCACCAGCAGTACCAATGCTCAGGGCACCAGAGTAAGAGTCAAAGGGTTGGTTAACCGAAGAGGCAGTCTTAACAGCATCGACAGACGTACCAGAGATGGTCATATCTTTACCGACCATGCTAAACGTACCAGTAACCATTTGGTTAGGACGAATGGACACAGCAAGCGTAGATACCGCCATACCAGTGAACAGACGGAACTGAGAGATATCCGTGGCTGCATCTTCAATGGAGAAGAACTTGGGGGTCGTACCAACCTTCAGCACGTTGGTTGCAAAGGTCCCGAAGAAAGCGCTTTCTAGAAGGGGATCATAGTCACCCTTACGAAGGTCAACAGTGATGTCGCCAGCAACAGAGCGATTGCCATGACGATCAACACGAACCATACGGTCGGGCTGGATATCGTTACCAGTCACACGCTCTTTGGTGAGGTTCAGGGTGTGGGTGGTATAGGGAAGTTGAACCAGAGACGGGGTTGCAGGAGTAGTACCGAATGTTACTTCAGGGACGTAAGAAAGGCCAGCGCGGCTACCTTGAGAGAACGGCATATTTAGTTTCCTTTATCAATAATAGATATACCAACCGACAGTGATTGGAGTGCAGTAGAAGGGAGAGTCAAGGAAACTCGTCCTGACTTCAGAGTAATCAATCGACACAATCGTAGGACTACCAAGAAGCAGCCTATCCCCAGTTTCTAGAAGAATGTCGTCACCGCCCTCTAGTAGAATTGCATCCGTGGGATTAGTGTACAGGATATCTGTTGTTGCATTGAAACGGTCAAGCAGTAGGTCTGCAAGATCGTAGCCAGCACCGGGACCCATTCCTTCAGGGGTGCAGATGAGGATACTGTAAAGCCCATCATATCTCTGTTGTGGATTTAAGCCTCGTACAGCGGCTCTACGAGATGTGGGTACTAAGTCAGCCTTAACGAAGGGTGTACCTGTGGTGGGCTGATATGGGACGTTCTGACGGGCAATGGCAGGGATACCTACCGTTCCTGAGAGATGAGTGTCAAGGCAAGCCCTAATGTCATTGATGATTGTCATTGGCTACCTCTGACTTGATTGATAGCATCTTGTAGGTGAAGCTTAGAGCGATTTCTTACAGAGCCATAGACATGATAGCCGTGCTTATATTCAACTACATTTGCGTGTGGTGCATTGTTAGTCATGTAAACGGTAGTCTGGTCTTTAGGGATAGCAGCAATGTCACTCTCTAATTGAGCCAGAGCCTCTGTTGCTTTAGCCCCAGCATCTTGATTCTTAGGTTTGTTGTCAGAAGTCCTAGATCGACCAGCACCCCTTGTTGTAGTAATAGAGTGAGATGTGATGTAGGCACCTGTGTCAACAAAGGGAACAGACGACCTAACCAAGTCTTCTGCCACGGCTTGAAGAAAGACAGTTCTAACTTTATCTAGGTCTTGTTCAACCTTCTTAAGGTCAGCAGCAAGTGAGCGTTGAACCATATCATTCCCTCACTTGCAACAGATAGCACATGGTGGCACTACCCGACTTAATCTCCATAACCTTGACAATATCTACTGTGTCACCAAGTCCAATGATCTGGTCTGTGGCATCAGGTTGAGGTGTGGCAGACCCACTGACTTGGTTGCTATCAAGGACTACCCGTCTATCACCACGAAGGATAGAGTTGCCATCAACCATATCGGGCGTATAGTCGTAGAAATAACCACGTACAGCGTAGTCAGTGTTCGTCTGGGTAACTGACCCTGTATCGCTATCATAGGCACTGGCGGCTCTCTTACGAAGCGTCAGGCTAATGCCATGCTCTTTAATCAGTTGTCGTAGAGTGTAAGGATCAAACGCCATTAGGTTCATCGGTGATATATTGATCAACCGCCTCTACGTTATCAAATTGGTCGATGGTGAAGGCAGGCTTGACCCTATCGGTATTCTCACGAGCAGAGGTCATGTCGATAACAGAGATGCCACCACCAAAGGCTCCAAGGGCTTTACCAGAGGTCTTCTTACCCTGAGCTTCAATCTGGATCGACAGTAGCTGGTACTGCTTGACACGATCACTATACTTTGCGCTAAGTGCACCATCAAGTTGGGTATCAACCATCCGGCTGAACTTAGCTGCAATAGCCTTACAAATCCATGACCCAGCATAGTAGACGTTATCGCCAACTTGCTCTAGGGCAAAAGTAATCTCTTCGTTCTGAACAAGTTGGTCTGAAGTATCAGTATCACCAACAAGTAAACGGACGGTGTTGAGACGACCAGAAGAAGTCGTAGTATTCAAATCTGCTACACTATATGACCACGCCATAGTCGTCCCTCACTTAGTTTTCCATTTCCCCATAAGCACTGCGCCACCTACGAATAAGACCAATCTGTTTATCTTTGATCTTGCTTGTGGCACATTTCTTCTGAAGGAACTCTTTATTCGTCTTAGCTTTTAGCTTGACTTTACCATTGATATTGTCAACAAGCAGATGGAGTTGGTCAACAGAGTATTCCTCTAGGCCATCACCAACAGAAATCTTCTTTACAGCTTCTTCTTCAAGTTCTTCGTTGTGGTGAAGATAGTCTTGAAAGAACAGCGTCTGGATAGTCTCATGTGGTGTTCCAAAGAACTCCCACGGGAAACGATCCCCGCTTCTCCAAACCTTTCCCGCCCCGTTAAATCCATCAATTTTGACGAACACGGGACGGGAAGGGTTGAAGAAGGAGAGAATGTGTCGGGTCATCCTTCCTTCTCCTTTTATTAGGCTACGACAGTGGCGATGAAGGCACCCATGTCCGACGACACAACTTTGTGGTCATAGGCCAGATTGGCTTCCAGAACTTCAGCCACACCGTCGATGGCGAGATAGTCACCACGATACGACTTGATCGTGATACCATGACCCGAAGCGTTCTCAAGGTCATCCCAAGTGAAGGTGTAACCAGCCGAAGGAACCATCAGACCAGCCGCACGAGGACGGTAGTAGAAAGCTGCCGACTTGCCACCAATGAAGGCGTTCGATTCAGTCAGACCCTCAAGAGCCGTGTTCTTCACGGTCTCCATGACGAGGAACTCTTCCACACCGAAGATTTCAGCCAGCTTGGCATCCG